CAGCACCAACTACGATACTGATTAACCCACTCTGTTCCATAGTCGGAGCAGATAAGTTCATATACCATATTACACATTTGTATAATAATATAATGTAAACTGTTAAGAATAGTCTAGGAAATATTCTCCACGCATCAACGGCTCTTGCCATGTGTATTAGTTTAGCATATGGGTTTACACCAAGGTCTTTGATTGAAGTATCGACTTCTAAATCGACTTGTATTTTTTGTTTAGGCTCTGCAACCTTAACATCTTTATTTTCTTCTGGCATTTTCCCTCTCTCGTTGTTTCTCGTTCTCTTCTTTAATATGTGTCACCAAGAGGTTAACATATATCTCCCTCTCCCACGGCAACATATTCTCTAATTCTGTCAAAGAATATTTATGATGTTGCATTAACGCAAAATTAACCTGGAAATAGTTTTCTAGGTTGTCGTGTGAGAGGGCGATACGAAAAAATCGTTTAACCCCTGCAATACCATTTTACTCTTGACTTTAGTCTTAGGGTTGGTTACTTCAACCTCTTGTTTCAACTTTGGCATAGTTTCAAAAAACTTTTGAATTTGTACAAATATTGTTGAATTAAGACTTTCAATAAATTTATGTAACTCTTCTTCTTTGTAATCAGATGCTTGATGTACAGTTTCACCATCAATGATTTGATAGATAGCCTTGGCAATCATGTTAAACATGTTTTCTGCTTTTGGTTTCTCTACATCCATATTCGGGTCAAAATCATCAATAGTCGGATACTTCATAATCATTTTAATCTTATCATTAACAATGATTTCATTTGTGTGGTCATCTGCCACATG